CACCGACTGGATTCCCTGGCTGGAACGCCGGGCCGGACCCGGCGTGCGCAGCTGGTGTGCCCCCGAACCCGGCGAGCAGGTGGTACTCGCCTGTCCCTATGGCGACCCCGGCCAGGCACTCGTGCTCGGCAGCCTGTACCAGGACCGGTTCCCGGCGCCCGCCGACTCGCGACTGCGGCAGCGCACCGAGTACGCCGACGGCAGCATCGTCGAGTATGACCAGGAAACCGGCACGCTCAACGTCCATGTTGGCAGCGGCAAGGTCACTGTCACCTGTGCAAGTGCGCAGGTGATCGCCAGCGAATCGATCGTGCTCGATACGCCGTCGATCAAGGCGACTGGCAACCTGGACGTCACCGGCGCGATCAGTGCGGGCAAGGACATCAGCACACCCGCCGAGATCAAGGCAGGTGCCATCGGGCTGAAGGCACACACGCACACCGCGCAGGGGCCGACCGCTCCCACCACGCCGGCGCAGGCCTGATCGGCCACGCCTGCAATGCCCTGAATACCCGCACTCCACGACGATAGAGGCCATGCGAGGAATCGACGCCAACACCGGCAAATCACTGGATGGGCTCGCCCATCTGCACCAGTCCGTGCGTGACATTCTCACCACGCCCCTTGGCTCCCGCGTACTGCGCCGCGAATACGGCTCGCGCGTGTTCGAACTGATCGATGCGCCGACCAACCGCTCGCTGCGCATGGACCTGATCGCGGCCACCGTCGACGCGCTCGCGCGATGGGAACCGCGTCTCCACGTCGAGAACATCGACGTCTCCCTCCCCGCCCCCGGCGTGATGATCCTGGCAGTGACCGGAATCCACCTGCCCGACGGCGAGGCCATCACCATCGAAGGAATCGAGGTTCGCTAACCGTGGCATCCGGCTCGTTCACCAGTGTCAATCTGTCCCAGCTGCCTGCCCCGGCGGTCATCGAAGTGCTCGATTTCGAAGCCATGTTCGATGAATCGCTGACCGCGCTGCAGGCCCTGGATCCCACCTTCGACGCGCTGCTGCCGTCGGACCCGGCCTTCAAGATCCTCGAGGTCTGCACCTACCTGCGCCTGCTCGATCGCCAGCGGGTCAACGATGCAGCACGTGGCGTGATGCTGGCCTATGCCGTCGGCAACGATCTGGACCATCTGGCTGCGATCTTCGGCATCGCCCGCCAGGTGCTGGACCCCGGCAAGCCGCAGCAAGGCATCGCACCGCGTTACGAAAGTGACGAGGATTTCCGACGCCGCATCCAGCTGGGGCCGGAAGGCTTCAGTGTGGCTGGGCCGGAGGGTGCCTACATCTTCCACGCGCTGAGCGCCGACGCCCGTGTGCTGGATGCCAGCGCAACCAGTCCCTCCCCTGGCGAGGTAGTGGTTTCTGTGCTCTCACGCGAAGGCGACGGCACCGCTTCCCAGGGTCTGCTCGATATCGTCGACGCAAAGCTGAGTGCGGATGACGTGCGACCACTGACCGATCACGTAGTGGTTAAACCCGCTGCCATCATCAACTACACGGTCGACGCCGCACTTTTCACTTTTGCCGGCCCGGATTCGCAGGTGGTGCTGGCCGAAGCGCGCACCCGCCTTGACCGCTACATCAGCGAATCGCATCGGCTCGGCCGCGACGTCACCCGTTCGGGATTGTTCGCCGCACTGCATGCCGAGGGCGTGCAGCGCGTGGAGATCACCAACCCGGCCAAAGACATCGTGGTTGATCGTACCCAGGCCACGCACTGCACCAGCATCACGCTGACCCATGGCGGCAATGATGAGTGACGCTGCCACCCGCCTGATCGGCGCGCGTCTGAGCGGTGCCATCGATGGGCGAAACCGTACCTTCCGTCACCCCGGTGGTGCACTGGCAACCCTGCAGGCGGTGTACCGCACCGACCAGCAAGGACGGCAGCGGTTGCGCGATGTTGCCATCAGCGGCGCCACGGTCATCCTGTCGGCCGCCCCGGCACCCGGCACGCTGATCGAAGGCGATGCGCAGATCGCGGTTCCGGGTGCTCCCAACCTGCTGCCCCCTAATGCCACCCATGCCGAACGTGGACTGGCGCGCGCCATCGTCGCCCGTCCGCTGCCGGTAGACATCACCGCACTGTGGGACGCCGACCGCTGTCCGACCGCATTGCTGCCCTGGCTGGCCTGGGCCTTGTCCGTTGACGAATGGAAAGCGTATTGGCCGGAGACGGTGAAGCGTGCACGCGTACGCGCCGCGATCGCCATCCAGCGCCGCAAGGGCACCTGGGGCAGCGTGCGCGACGTGGTCGCCGCTTTTGGTGGCTCGATCCTGATCCGCGAATGGTGGGAGATGCAGCCGCAGGGTGCACCGCACACCTTCGAAGCGGTGATGACCATCGCCAACCAGGGCGGCGAGACCGCCACCGCCAAGTTCGTCGACGACGTGATCGGCGAGATCAGCCGGACCAAGCCGGTGCGATCGCACTTCACCTTCACCCAGGGCATGCAGGCCAGCGCCGGTATCGGTGCACTTGTCGGTGCCCAGGGCACCACCTTCCGCCGCATCCAACTGATCGGAGAGTAAACCCCGCATGCGCTTGAAAATCACCGACGCCGGCTTTGCCAAGCTGGTCAATCCACCCAACACCGGCACCAATGCCGTGCTGATCACCGAGATCGGCCTGACGTCCACGGCATTCACGCCGACGACGGGGCTGACCGCCCTGCCCGGCGAGATCAAGCGGGTCACCACTTTCGGCGGCAACGCCGTGGGAGATGACACGCTGCACGTCACGATCCGCGACGACAGCGCTACCGCCTACAGCCTGCGCGGCTTCGGCCTGTACCTGGGCGACGGCACGTTGTTTGCAACCTTCGGCCAGACCGATCCCATCATGGAGAAGACCGCAGCCTCGATGCTGCTGCTCTCCACCGATACCCGCTTCAGTGAAGTCGATACCGCGCTGATCGAATTCGGCAATGCCGAATTCATCTATCCCCCTTCCACCACCGAAGTGCAGGGCGTGGTCGAGTTGGCCACTACGACCGAGACCGAAGATGGTGCAGACACCCAGCGTGCGGTGACACCGCGCGGGCTGCGTGCCTTCATCGACAAGCGCTTTGGTGCCAGCGCCCCCACCCAGTTCGTGCGCACGCTGCTGTCGATCGCAACCGATGCCGCGTTCCGTTCCGCCCTGGGGCTGAAATCGGCAGCGTTGAAGGACGAGGGCGCCGACAAGGGCCTGGATGCCGATCTGCTCGATGGCAGGCACGGCAACCATTACCTGGACTGGCGCAACATGACCGGCGTGCCATCCAGCGTGCACGTGCCCGGACAGGTGATTCTGTTCGCCGGTGCCACTGCGCCCAACGGCATGCTGCTGTGCAATGGCGCCGCTGTTCCGCGTGCCAGCTATCCGGCACTGTTCGCCGCCATCGGTACCCGCTACGGCGCCGGTGATGGTGCGACCACCTTCAACCTCCCGGCAATGCAGGAAGGCACGGTGGTCACGCACACGCTGAACCCGGAAGCGGTCGGCAGCTTCACCCAGGGTGAAGTGATCCGCCATGCCCACGGTGCAAGCGCGGCAACAGCAGGCAACCACAGCCACGCCATTTCCGTGGGCGCAGGCGGCGCGCACTCCCACGGTGCCAGCGCCAGTGCCGTCGGTGACCACGCGCACGGTGCATGGACCGACTCGCAGGGCCACCATACGCATACCGGTGGCACCTCGTGGGCCGGCGACCACCAGCATGGAGGCGTTGTTCCCTCCAATCCTGCCCTCAACGGCTACGGCGTCTATCGCGAACGCGACAACGATGCGCTGTATCCGGACGGCGCCACAGCACCCGCCGGCGGTCACGCCCATAGCTTCAGCACCGACGGCGCAGGCGCACATGGCCACAACATCGGCATGAACGGCGCCGGCGGCCACTCGCACACCATTTCCATCGCCCAGGTCGGTGACCACGGCCATGCCGCGTCGGCCGCCGATGCCGGTGCACACACCCACACCATCGTGGTGGAGAACACCGGTGGCGACCGCAACCTGCCTGCCGGCCTGCGGATGATCTATTGCATCGCGTACTGAGGACATGAGCTTGCCTACTGAACCGCGCTTCGCGCACTCCTACGATCCCGATACCCGCGCCTACATGGGCAAGATCCGCCTGCAGCCTTCCCCGGACGGTACCTGGAACCTGCCCGACTTCACCGTGGACGTCACGCCTCGCCAAACTGCCGGCGAATACCAGGCACTGCGCTTGGCCGATGACGGCTCACGCTGGGAAACGGTGGCCGATTTCCGTAACCACATGCTGTGGGACACACGCACCGCGATGGCGATACCCAATCGCCTTGCGCTGGGCGAGCCGTTGCCCAAGGACGTGACCCTGTCCGAACCATTCAAGCTGGATGGCACCACCGCGCAATACAACGCGTGGAATGCCAGCCGCCGCGAATGGACGCTGCTGCCGGACTACAGCTCGCGACCGCTGTGGAACAAGCACGATGCCAGCTTCGCGACTCCCGTTTCCCGTGGGGTCGCGCTGCCGCCATCGGTCACCGATCTGGCACCGCCTGCAGATCGCAGCTACCCGGTCACCTTCGATGAAGCCCGTGCTGCCTGGGTGATGGTCACTGCCCCCGAACCCGACCCGGCCGCGCAACCGCAACCGCAACCGTGATTTCGGGCCACCGCTGCAATTAATCCAGCCGCGGCCAGATACGAACATGTCCCCATGCGGCGCAGATCGCGACCGCAGCACCCACCCAACCAAGGAAAAAACAACGCATGGCCGAATTTCTGCATGGCGTGCAGGTCGTCAACATCGATGGTGGTTCCCGCTCGATCGCTGTTGCCTCGACCAGCGTCATCGGCATCGTGGGCACCGCGCCCCGCGCCGACAAGATCGCCTTCCCCTACAACACTCCGGTCCTGGTGACCTCGCGTTCGCAGGCAGCCAAGCTGCTCGCCAACGCCGCAACCGAAGTCGATGAGGGCACCCTCCCGGGCCAGCTCGACGCCATCTTCGACCAGTCCAACGCGGTCGTCGTCGTCATCCGCGTCGAGAAGGGCGCCACCGAGAACGACACCCTGGCCAATGTGCTGGGCGGCGTGAACGCGCAGACCGGTGCCTACACCGGCGTGCATGCACTGCTGGCGGCAAAGTCGGTGGTGGGCATCAAGCCCCGCATCCTGGCGGTACCGGGCTTCACCCACACCCACGAAAAGCGCGATACCGAACTGCTGGCCAACCCGGTCGTGGCCGAACTGCTCGGCATTGCCGACAAGCTGCGCGCGGTGATCATCAAGGATGGCCCGAACAGCACCGACGACGCTGCCAAGAGCACCACCGCCCTGACCGGTTCCAAGCGCGTCTACGTGGTCGACCCGGCGCTGCTGGTGCAGTCCGGTGACGCCATCGTCACCCGCTATGCCTCCGGTGCCGTGGCCGGTGCCATTGCCCGCAGCGACAACGAACGCGGCTGGTGGGCATCGCCGTCCAACCTCGAGCTCAACGGCGTGGTCGGTACCGCACGTGCGATCGACTTCGGCCTGTCCGACGCGACCAGCCGCGCCAACCTGCTGAACCAGTCGAACGTGGCGACCATCATCCGCGAAGGTGGCTTCCGCCTGTGGGGCAACCGTACCGCCAGCAGCGACCAGAAGTGGCAGTTCCTGTGTGTGGTGCGCACTGCCGACATCATTGCCGACAGCCTCGAGGCCGCCCACCTGTGGGCCGTCGACCGCGGCATCAGCAAGACCTACGTCGACGACGTGCGTGAGGGTGTCAATGCCTTCCTGCGCGGCCTAAAGACCCAGGGCGCGATCCTCGGCGGCAACTGCTGGATCGACCCCGACCTGAACGCAGCGGACAGCGTGGCCCAGGGCCGCTTCTACTGGGACTTCGACTTCACCCCGACCTACCCGGGTGAGCAGCTGACCTTCCGCATGCACATGAACAACAACTACGTCTCGGAGATCTTCTAAGCATGGCGCGCAAGATCCGCAAAAACTTCAACTTCTACGTCGACGGCAAGGGCTATGCCGGCAGCGTGATGTCCTTCACCGCCCCCAAGCTGTCGCTGAAGACCGAGGACTTCCAGGCCGGCGGCATGCTGGCCCCGACCGAGATCGTGCTCGGCCATGACAAGCTGACCGCCGATGTCGAGTTCGCCTCCGACGACGCGGAGATCATGAGCAAGTTCCACGTCATCGAAAGCAAGGAATACGGCTTCACCGCCCGCGAAGCGCTGGAAGGCGATGACGGCGAAGTGACGCAGGTCGTGCACAACATGCGCGGCAAGGTGAAGCTGCTGGACCGTGGCGAAACCAAGGTCGGCGAGAAGGGCACGATCAAGGTCAACCTGGCGCTGAGCTACTACAAGCTGACCCATGGTGCCCAGGTCGTGCAGGAGATCGACGTGGTCAACATGATCGCCCGCCAGGGTGGCGTGGACGTGCTGGCCGGCATCCGCGGCGCACTGGGCATCTGAACCCTCGCCGCACTGAAGAACCCGGGGGCGCCTCGCGCCCCCGCATCCATCGCACCGCATCGCATTCCAGGAACGCATCCATGTCCAGCAAGACCAAGACCCCCATCGACACCGTCATCGAGCGCGATGGCTTCGCCGAGATCACCCTCACCCGCCCGCGCCAGGTCAACGGCATGGAAACCGCTGTGCTGCGCATGCGCGAACCGACCGTGGAAGACATGGAGCGCTACCAGGATGACAAGGGCAGCGACGCACAGCGCGAGGTGCGGATGATCGCCAACCTGTGCGAGGTCTCGCCGGAAGACGTGCGCAAGATGCCGCTGCGCGACTACGCACGACTGCAGGCAGGCGTCGCGCTTTTTACCACCTGACCCTGCCTCAGATCAGGCAGGGAGTGCTCGCCCTGGCCGGTCATACCGGCTGGGGCCTGCGCGAGATCATGACACTGCGGGTGTCGAAGTTCATCTGGTGGATTCAGGGATTGCCGGTACATGGCCAGTAACGTTCAAACGACAACGATCACGATCGGCGGCGAGGTGTCCAAGTCACTGAAGGACGCCTTCTCCTTTGCCAACGACGGTATCAAGCGCCTCGGCACCGAGGTGACCCTGCTGGATCGCAGGCTCGCGCGCATGAGTACGACCAGCAAGGAGTACGCCCGCATGCGTACCCAGGTCGATGCTCTGCGTGCCTCGCAGGTGGCGCTGGAGAGCATCGAAGCAAAGCGCGACGCCAACCTGGAGAAGCGCGGGAAGCTCGGCTCGGCATTTGGCGAGGCACGCGGCACGCTTGGCACGGCCGTTACCGCGCTGGCCAAGCCGGTCGAGAACGCCTCCGGCTTCGCCCGCCAGAACCAGCAGATCGGCGTGGCAGCCAACCTCAGCCGCGCCCAGGTCAGCGCACTGGGGCAGGCCATCCTGGAACAGTCGCGTGCAACCAACCAGGGCGCCGACGCGCTGCAGCGCTCGATCAGGCTGATGATCGACGCCGGCATGGATGCGCAGTCGGCCCAGGCCAGCCTCGGTGCTGTCGGGCGGACCACCACCGTCACCGGTGCCAGCATCGATGATGTGGCCCAGGCTGCGGCCGCCCTGCAGCAGTCGTTCGATATCGATCCCTCGCGCATGCAGAGCGCGCTGGATGTGCTGGTGGTCAACAGCCGGCAGGGCGGCCTGGGCCTGAAGGACATGGCCGCAGTGCTGCCTACCCTGGGTTCGTCGTTCGAAGCGATGAAGCTGCAGGGCACCTCGGCGACCGCCACCCTCGGCGCGGCCCTGCAGGCCACGCTGGACCCGGCCGGCGGCGCCGACAAGGCCGCCAGCAACATGAAGAGCTTCATGTCCGAGGTGCTCTCGCCGGACATTCAGGAGAAGGCCAAGAAGAGCCTGAACCTGGATCTGCGCAAGATCATCGGCGATGCACAGACCAGCGGCGGCAATCCCTTCGACGCTGCGATGCAGGGAATCATCCAGGCGACCGCGGGCGACCAGAAGAAGATCGGCACCCTGTTCAGCGATGCACAGGCGAAGAACTTCGTCCAGCCGATGATCGAGAACTGGGATACCTACATCCGCGTCCGCGACAAGGCCTTGAATGGATCGGCGGGTACCACCGATGCGGCGTATGCCGATGCGATGCAGACCGATCCGCAGAAAATCGAAGGCGCCAAGATCGCCGTGGACAACCTGTCCAAGGCCTTCGGTGCGGCCCTGCTGCCTGCAGTTGGCGAGGCCGCGGTCAAGCTGACCGAACTGTTGAACGGGGTCACCTCGTTCGTGCAGGAAAACCCGAAGCTGATCGCCAACACCACGCAGATCGTGGTCGGCATGCTGGGCATGCGCACGGCGGTGCTCGGCGCACGCTATGCCTGGACCTTCCTGCAGGGCCCGATCCTGGGCGTGCAGAAGGCCTTCCAGCTGTTCCGGGGTGGCAGCCTGCTGGCACAGATGGGGCGCTTCGGGCCGATGGCCATGCGCCTGGCGTCGGGCTTCCGTGTGGTTGCCACTGCGGTGGCGGCCATCGGTGGCGGGCCGATCACGATCGCCATCGCAGCGATCACCGCAGGCGCCATCCTGGTGCGCAAGTACTGGGAACCGATCGAGGCATTCCTGGGCGGCGTCTGGGACGGCCTGAGCGGTGCAGGCACCGCGGCGATGGGTGAACTGATGCGCGCGGTTGAACCACTGCGCCCCGCCTGGGAAGTCATGAGCGGGCTGATCGGCCAGGCGTGGGACTGGCTGTCGAAGATGCTTGCACCTGCACAGTACACCGGCAACGAACTGTCACGCGTTGCCCAGATCGGCAGCTTCCTCGGTACCGTTCTGATGGAAGGCCTGAGAATGAACATCCAGCTCATCAGCGGCTTGGTGCAGTACGTCGTCTGGATGGGCAACGTGTACACGACCGTCGCGAGCGGGATCGGCAGCGTATTGAGCATGATGTGGACCGCGATCAAGTCCGGTGCCGAATCCCTGTTCAACTGGCTCGTTCCGAAGCTGGATTTCCTCATGCCCTACGTCGAGAAGCTGATGGGGTTCGTCGAAGGAGGCATCGGCAAGGTCAGTGCGCTGGTCGGCAAGGGCCTGGACTTCGGGAAGGAGATGCTTGCCGGTGGTGCAGAAGCGATCGGCAACGGCATGGTGGGGTACACCAACATGCGCGCCGGCGGCCGAGGTGGCCTGGATGACGCCGTGGGCCTGGCCGGTGACGTCGCCACGCTGGACGGGCCGGGGGTGCGCAAGCGATGGGGAGGCATCAGCGAGGCCGCTCGGGGTCGTACCGCACCCGACATGCCATCGCCCTCCCCACGCGGCGTCACCACCGTGCAGCAACAACAGACCAATAACATCACCATCCACCAGCAACCCGGTGAATCCAGCGAATCGGTGGCACGTCGCACGGCCGACGAACTGCAGCGCCGCAACGCGGTTGCTGCCCGTGGCGGCCTGGCAGACAGGAACTAAGCATGAAGCGCGAGTTCGTAACCGCATCCATCGACAAGCTGTTGTCCAGTTTCCAGAGCAACGACTCCGGCAACGCCCCGGTGCTGCTGATGCTGGGCGGCTTCAAGTTCAGCCTCAACACCGCCGTGTTCCAGGAGATCCAGCAGAGCAACGAATATGGCTGGGCAGCCCAGGAGCGCATCGGGCAGATGGCCGCCCTGCAGTACACCGGCCCCGGCAAGGCCAGCATGACCTTGCCGGGCGTCATCCACTATGCGTTCCGGGGCGCCGGCAATGAGCTCTCGCAGCTGCGCAGGCTGGCGGCACAGGGCAAGCCACAGCGGCTGCTGACCGGCAAGGGCGGAAACCTGGGGCTGTGGGTCATCGACAAGATCGACGCCACCGCCTCCGGCTTCACCGTCGATGCGGGAATCCAGCGGCACGAATTCACCCTCTCCCTGCGGAAGCACAGCGATGGCACGAACGTATAACACCCGCGATGGCGACGTCGTTGACCGCATCGCGCATGCGCACTATGGCGAACAATCACCGGCCATTCTGCGCGCGATACTCGACGCCAACCCGGGCCTGGCCGCCCGCGGCGCGGTACTGCCTGCGGGCATCGCGATCACTCTGCCAGACGTGCAGCGCCCCGCCGGCGAACGCAAGGGGATCGCACTGTGGGACTGAACATCACACCGGCATTCCGCGTGGTGGCCAACAGCCAGGACATCACCGACAAGATCATGTCGCGCTTCAAATCACTGCGTATCACCGACGAGACCGACAACAACTCGGACATGCTGGAGCTGCAGCTGGCCGACCATGATCCGTCCGATCCGATCCAGCTGCCGCCGGCAGGCGCGGAGCTGGAAGCCTTCATCGGCTATGACGGCGAAGTGCGGCGCATGGGCCTGTACATCTGCGATGAGGTGGAGATTTCCGGCTACCCGGGCAGCATGACCCTGCGCGCGCGCGCCGCACCGTTCGAGGCCAGCAAGGGCGGCAAGAACGATCTGCAGACGCAGAAGACGCGCACCTGGAAGAAGGGCACGACGATCGGCGGCATGGTCCAGCGCATGGCCGGCGAGCACGGACTCAGCGCGGCCGTGAGCGGATCGCTGGCGTCGATCGCACTGCCGCTGACAGTGCAGTCGCAGGAGTCGGACATGAATCTGCTGCTGCGCCTGGCCAAGCAGCATGATGCCATCGCCAAGCCGGGCGGCGGCCGCCTGATGTTCGTCAAGCGCGGCGAATCCACCAGTGCCAGCGGTGAGCGCATTCCCGACGTCACCCTGACCCCGGCCGATGGCAGTGGCTACAAAGTGAGCATCGTCTCACGCGAGAAGACCGGCACCACCATTGCCTACTATCGCGATGTACGCGGTGCCAAGCGCCAGGAAGTAAAGCTGGGCAGCGGTGAACCGATCGTGCGCCTGCGCATGGCGTACGCCGACCGCGAAGCCGCCGAAGCCGCAGCGCGCGCCAAGCACCAGGAACAGGCCCGGCAGACGCGTACGCTGAGCTACACCCTGCCCGGCCGCGAGACGCTGATGGCCGAAGCCACGGTGGTGATGCAGGGCTTCCGCGATGGCGTGGATGGGCAGTGGCTGGTCAAGCGCGCCGAGCACAACATCAGCCACGACGGCTACGTGACCAGCATCGAGTGCGAACAACCCAACAGCGCCGACGCAGTGAAGGCGGCCCGCAGTGCCGCGGCCACCGAAGGCGAGCAGGTCGGCAGCGAGGTGTAGATCCACGCCATGCGTGGATGCGCTTCCCGCATCAACTCACGTACTGCGCTACCCCGTTGCCGAACGACCAGTTCTCCTTTTTCACCTCCACCAGATTGATGAACACATCCTCGCGGCGGATGCCCACCGCCGCATGCAGCCCATCGGCGATGCCGGCGTACAGCGCCTTTTTCTGCTCGAGCGTGCGCCCTTCGTTCCAGGTGATCTGGATGCAAATGAAGTCGTCGGTGCGGTCCACGCCCAGGTAGCCGGGATCGTAGATCAGCGTGCCGGGCGCGTGTTCCTGGAATATCTGGAAGCGATCGTTTTCCGGCACGCCCACCGCGCGCATGGCCTGGTAGATGGTGTCGCCGACGCGTTGCAGGTAGTCGGCGGATTTACCTTTGCGAAGATCGATGCGGGCGAGCGGCATGGTGGCACTCCAGAGTGGATGGGCACGGCAACGGGCTGAGACTACGCCTGCCCGGGGCGGTGGGATAGCGCAGGAATGGAACCTTCTGGCTCCATGCGTGGCATGGTCCCGCCTCCGCCGCGCGGGATGACGCGATTGCCATGATGGCATCCCTCCGGAGTCGTCATGTGCACGGTCGGCAGGGGCGGCGATGCGCGCCATCAGTGATGGGCCGCACTACTTGCAGGTGTCGGACGACACACAACGGGAAACGTCTGGCCTGCCTAGGGACAGTTGAGAATTTTCCTTACAGACCGATGTGATTGCCCGGCTTGAAGATCGCCGCGCCGAGGCAAGACGCCTTGGCCGGGATTGGCGTCTCGAATAAACGAATGAACACCCATCGCTGCGGTTTACGTCGCAGCAGAGAGAATGCACCGATTGCCTTCAATGGCGGCCGGTGCGTGGGGATCGACAGATCCGCCAGGCCTTCTTCTCGATGGGAGTTCGTTTGCCTTGGTACGCCAACCCGCACCGTCCGCCACCTTCACTCCGGAAGGTGGCCCTACGCCAGTGAGGGTTTCGCCATGACCAACCGCACCGCCATCCATCCCCGCCTGCACACCCTGATCGGCGACGTCGCCGCCGATGTGCCCGAAGACCTCGCACGCGAGATCGAGTGCGCACTGAACGAACAGAACCTGCCGGCGCAGTCGGCCACGTTCTTCGCCCGTCTCAATGCGATCAACCAGGCCGACGGTGATGACGGACAGCCGTGCATCAGCCTCACCCTGGGCGCCAGCAATCACGCTTCGTTGCGCCGCTCGCTGTCTGGGCTCGGCGCATTGCTCGATCTGCTGCAGGCCGCGGACCATGCGCGCAACGAAGGCGGCCCGGACGAACAGTTGGGCGCCTTCCATATCGACGGACTGATCGTGGCCGCACGACAACTGGTGCGCGAGGCACATCATTGCCTCTCCGGCGGCGACGCCTGACCGGCCCGGATACGCTCCCGCTACAATCGCGCAGGGAGCGCAGGAGACCGCAATGGACGCCGAACACCTGGAGTACTTCAAGGCCGCACTGGAAGGCCGCGCAACCGTGGGCTGGAACGTCTGGTTCGCGGCCAACCAGCACGCGCTGGCACAACAGCTGAGCCGCCCTGCACTGCTGCGCTTGAAGTTCAGCACACTGGATGAAGCCGAACGCCTGCTGGCCGAAGCCGGCATCGTGCCCCGCAGCACAGCGGGCAAGCGCTACGAAATGTACTGCGCGCAGTTCTCGCCGGACGTGGTGGACGCGAACGGTCGCCCGCTACCGGCCCTCTGGCGCGCAGCGCACGGCGGTGCCATCGGCCTGCTGGCCGATGGCGAGCAGGAGGCCGGCCAAGCGAAGCTGCTCGCGGAGTTCCGCCGCGTCCGCAAGCGCGGGCTGCAACAGGCTCATGAATGGTTGGCCGATCTGTGCTTTGAAGGCGAGATGGAGCTGACCAGCGGCAATGCCGAGGTGGGCCGCGGTCTGCTTGCAGTGGTGGTGCAGGCGGGTAGCGGCCATGACCTGCTGGATGCCACGGCGATGATCGCGCGCGAGCTGCTGGAGCGGCACGGCTGAAAGGGCGTGTGCTTCCAGCTGATCTTGCTGGATCG